TGTCGGACATAGATGTCACTCTGTATCTGGGAGCATTCGACAAGGCTCCCACGGGAGCAAAAAATGACATCAGGTGAAATCGGTTTATTCTTGTTTATGTGTCTGGCCTGTATTTTATGGTCGATTGTAAGCTATTCAGTAGGTTACAAAGAAGGCCACAGAGAAGGCTATCAACGCGGCAAAGCAGTCGGCCGTCACATCTCAGCTCAGGCGGTGCGCTAATGGGATTCCTGGACAACTACGAAGCTGCTCGCGCTCGCACTGATCGCTGGCTGGCAACATATCCAACTGGTCGCATTCAAACAGAAATCATGGAGTTCAGCGCCGAAAAGGGCTACGTTCTAGTCAAGGCAACTGGCTACCGAAATGCCGATGATTTATATCCAGCCGGCGTTGATTTCGCTTATGGCTATCAGGGCGCTTATGTGCAGAATATGAAACGCTGGTTCGTTGAAGATACAGTCACCAGCGCAATTCTTAGAGTTATGCAGCTTATTATGGGCGGTGCAGAGCGAACAGTGCGCGAGACTATGGAGCAAATCGAGAAACTACCAGCAAAGGTTGCTAACACTGAGCCGGATTATTGGAACACTAAATTCGGAGACGTGCCATCGTTTAAGACACGTGAAGAGGCAGAAGAGGCCGGCATTCCAACGCTGGGAACGGCCATTGACACCATCAAAGAGACACTTGGCGGCGTTCAAGTAGCTGCTGCTCCTCTGTGTTCTCATGGCCATATGATCTGGCGAGAAGGAACGGCTAAGACTGGAAAAGGCTGGGGCGGTTATATGTGCTCCGAGAAGGTTAAGGCGAAGCAGTGTCCGCCAGCTTGGTACATGCTCGGATCTGATGGACAGTGGAGGCCACAGGTATGACAAAAAGCCGATTGATTCGAATTCTTGTCATTATTGAATGCTTATTGATTCTGGCTCTTATTGTGGTGGCAACACGATGAGCCGCGTAACTGAAATGATTGATGTCGATTCAATGATTGGTCGAACTTTCATAGATGGCAAAATTGTCGCAGAATACAAAGTCGAAAACTGCGACAACTGCAAGCGAATTGAAATGCTAGATCGTGCCGGCTATCTCAAAGCCGTCGGAGGAGAGCCCGTGTTGTGGCTCTGTATTCAATGCAGAAAATGACAATAAGCGCGGCTGATGAATGGGCTATCCATAAGCGAGCAGTCGATGTTGTGTTCTCATACAGTGGCCAATTAGGTACAACGATTCGTTACAATTCAAAGTTAAACAATCACGAGCAAGTAACGGAATACGCCGAATCTTTAGGAGCTGAGATGGTCGTGGCTAGATACTTTGGCCTCGACTATGACATCAACGTCTCAAACGGAAAGCGCGGAGCTGATGTGGGTCAAGGGCTAGAAGTGCGCTGGACGTCTTATGTCGGCGGCAATCTCATCGTCTATCCGAACGACCGTGACACAGACATTGCAGTGCTGGTAGTCGGCAAGTCGCCGGTCTATCACATCGCCGGTTGGCTTCCAGTAGCTTTTGCCAGACGCAAACGGTTCAAGAATCCACGTCAGGATTCGTGGTGGGTCGATCAGGCTAATCTCAATCCCATTGACACATTGATCAGGAGCGAATATGCCACTGCTGCGATTTGATTGCTCCATTTGCAAGAAGCTCTACGGTGACGGCCGCCGAGAACATCTCATAACAAAAGGCGCAGAACTGACAGAGCACGAATGGTTTGCTCAATGCGCCGGTTGTGGGGCATTCTCGGTAAAGCTAGTCGATGATTCATTGGTGGCTGGCCTTGAGTGACCGTCTAGATCTCGACTTCGGCCATAACGAGATAGATCACGGAACATCGGACGATTATTACACGCCGCCGTTCATCTTCGAGGCACTAGGGCTCCGATACGACATCGACGTGTGTTCGCCGCCTGAGGGCTCACCGTGGATACCGGCAGATCGGTTCCTATCAATCATCGACGATGGCCTAGAAACGCCGTGGGAGGGGCGTGTGTGGATGAATCCGCCGTATTCCAAGCCGACGCCGTGGATCCATAAATGGCTCAATCACGGCAATGGAATCGGCCTAGTTCCTATGTCCAAAGCCGCATGGTTCAACGTCTTATGGGAGCGTGAGGATGTGGCGTTTATATCGCTGATTAATACGCTGCGCTTTATGACTCCAAACGGAGAAAGTAAGGGCATCTTCATGCCAACGGTACTCATCGGCATAGGCGCAGAAAACATACAAGCTATGCGATTAAGTGGTCTGGGGCGTGTGCGATGAGTTATCCACAGGTTTATCCACAGGCACTTGTGGACAAAGCAACACACCGACCTCAATCCTTGACAGATTGTCAGGATCCATCGCTATACTTAAAAGATAATCTTTTAAAGATTAAGATAAATAAAAAGAAGATAAATATCAAATATTTAGCCACTTCTGTGTCAATAATCATCTTGACTATCAGCTCGACTTATCAAGCCAAAGCAGCAACACAGGCTGATTTACTTAAGCTTTATGCACACTCCAGGCTTGTATCAATGGAGCAGTTTAGCTGCTTCGAGGCACTCATAACGAGAGAAAGCAATTGGCGCGTTGAGGCGCGCAACGGATCGCATTATGGTTTAGGCCAGATGAGGAACGCTAAATACGGTCGCCTCGATGGCTTCTCTCAGGTGGACTGGAGCCTTAGATATATCAAGGGCAGGTATGGATCTATGTGCAATGCGTGGAGATTCTTCCAGAAACATAACTACCACTGATGTCTGACAAGTCAGCCAGAGCCAACGGTGGCACAAGAGCGTGGATGAAGATACGTGAACGCATACTGATTCGAGATGGCTATCTCTGCCAGTACTGTGGCAACGATGCCACCACTGTGGATCACGTCATACCAATCAGCAAGGGCGGCACTGATGAGCCCGATAACCTTTTAGCTGCGTGTACGCGATGCAATTACTCGAAAGGCAATCGAATGAGCCCGTTTTTTGGTACGGCAAGGACACCTCTGACTCTTCCTTTTCCATTTTCACCGGAACAAGAGAGCACAAGCCATGACTAAGGCTCAACAGGGTCATAAACGGCCTCTGGAGGTCGTATCAGGGGCGATTAGAGATGAACAGAGAATAGTTCCCGCCACAGAGCGTCTAATTGGCTCAGGGACGCCTAGAATCCACTCTAGGCTCAACGATTTACCGTCTAAGGGTTTAGAAATCATCGATTTTGCCAGCCAGATAGGCGTAGATCTGATGCCGTGGCAGAAATTCGTCTTTGAACACGCGCTTAAGGTCAAGCCGGACGGTAGGTGGCATGCGCCTTTGGTCGTGGTTGTCGCAGCCAGACAGAATGGAAAATCTACGATCATGGAGATGTCGATTCTGGCTCGCCTTTTTCTCTGGCAAGAATCTCTTCAGCTGGGTTCGGCTCACGTACTTACGACATCGCTGGAGACATTTCGGCATGTCGTCAATATCATTGAAAGCAACGAATCTTTGATGAAGCAGGTCAAGAAAATCCGATGGGCTCATGGATCTGAGGAGATTGAGCTGAAGTCTGGCGCTCGCTACGTCGTCAAGGCAGCCAATGCCGCAGCTCGTGGATTTGCCAAGCCTGAAACGGTCTATATGGACGAAACACGCCAACTTAAAGACACCGAAGCTTGGTCTGCGATGCGCTATACGATGATGGCGGCCAAGAATCCACAGCTCTGGACATTTTCCAACGCCGGAGATCAACACAGCCTGATTTTAAATCAGCTACGCGAGCGCGGCATGGCTTCGGCTGCCGGTGGTAACGACGACATCGCCTATTTTGAATGGTCGGCCTATTCGGACAAGATTGAAGATGAAAAGAACTGGGTCGCGAGCAATCCGGCGCTAGGTCACACAATCCACGAAGACAATATCCGCGCCGTTCTTAACGATCCGCCGGATGTCGTCCAAACGGAGGTTCTCTGTCGCTGGGTCAATACAATCTCCGGAGCCATTCCAGTTAAAGAATGGGAGGAGTGTGGATCTGAGGAGATTGAACTCGATGTTGAGAAGATGACGTGGTTTGGCTTAGATCTGTCGCCGGATCGTAGAGATGGGGCATTGGTGGCCGCTCAGAAGAATCCAGACGACACTTTTAACATCAAACTGCTGCATACTTGGCATAATCCAATCTCGCTCGACGATAAGGCCATAGCCAATGACATCGCGCCGTATGCTCGCAAATATCCGCTTGAGTATGTAGCCTTTAGCAAGCGAACAAGCTCTGCCGTAGCTGCGAGACTTGCGCCAGCCGGCATTCCAGTCATAGACATTGATGGCGCACTTTACGGCCAGAGCTGCGACGAGCTTCTTGGAGCGATTACATCGAAAAGATTGATCCACGGAAAACAGGCGGAGTTGTCCAAGCAGATATTATCGGCCGTGAGATTACCAATGGGCGATGGCGGCTGGATCATCGGACGGCGCGCCTCTTCGGTCGCCGTTTGCGCTGCCGTGGCTTCGGCACTTGCCACACACTTTGCGACACGCCCAGAGATGGAGATAGACATTCTGGTCGGATAGATGTATAGCAAACCTTTAGACTTGCTCGCATGGGTCTATTCTCTCGCACAGTCACCACTGCGGCTCCGGCTGCGACTTCTGATATTGAGGCATCTCTGGCGCCTGTAAATGTCACCAGCTCGCTTTATAATATTTATGGCGTTGCCGGAATTACGGCATCTCGCGTTGAGTTTATGTCAGTTCCAACGTGTGCCAGAGCACGTAACATTATTTCATCCAGCGTCGCATCGATTCCGCTTAAAGTTCGCACTCGGGCAGATGGCGCTCGCGTTGAATCTCCACCAAAAGTAATTAATCAACCAGATCCGCGTGTTCCAGGATTTGCAACGTATGCGTGGCTGGCCGAAGATCTGCTTCTGTATGGTTATGGATACATGCGCATTCTTGACATTTATGCAGACACTTATCGCATTCGCAGTGCAGAACGCATCGATCCAACACGCGTTACAATTAAAACTAATGCGCAAGGAACAGAGATTGATTATTACTGCGTCGATTCAATTCCAGTGCCATACGAAGGCGTCGGAAGTCTTGCCGTCTTTTACGGCGTAGATGAGGGCATTCTTAATCGCGCAGGTCGCACAATTAAAGCTGGTGCAGAATTAGAACGCGCTGCAACTATGTACGCGCGCGAACCAGTTCCAACGATGGTCTTGAAATCCAATGGCACTGCACTTCCAGCAGATCGCATTGCAAAGCTACTCGAATCTTGGGGGCAATCCAGAAGAAATCGTTCTACGGCTTTTCTGAATGCGGATGTGGAATTGCAGACTTTAGGATTCGACCCAGAGAAGCTTCAGCTGAATCAAGCTAGATCTTACGTGGCCACAGAATTAGCCAGAGTCACGGGCATTCCGGCATATTACGTTGATGCAGAATCGGGATCTAGTATGACATATTCCAATGCCACATTAGCCAGACAATCTTTGCTGGACTTCTCACTTCGTCCAATTATGACGGCGATTGAAGAGCGTCTGTCAATGACTGGTTTAGCAAATGATTTTGTTCCGGCATCACAGGAAGTTAAATTCGACTTAGACGATTATTTGCGCGGCTCAGCTAAAGAGCGCGCAGACGTGTACAAGATTCTCTATGACATCGGAGCTTTAACTTCCGATGAGATCCGACTAGAAGAGGAAATGATCCGATGAAAGAAACAAAGCCAACTCCGATGAATCTTGACTTTTCAATTAAGGTCGCGGCGACAGACTTTCCAAAGCGCGAAATCTCTGGACGCATTGTGACATGGAATGAACAAGGCTCGACATCAGCCGGATCAACAATGTTTAAGCCTGGCTCCATTACTTTTAGCGATACAACGAAATTGTTGCTTGAGCATCGCCGTGAATCTCCAATCGGATTCTTAAAATCGTATCAAGTCACCGATTCAGGAATTGACGCAACCTTTTCTATCGGCAACACAACAGCCGGCAACGACAGTCTGGTCGAGGCAAGTTCTGGATTGCGTGATGGATTTAGCGTAGGCGTTCTAGCCGAAAAGTATAAGAATGTCGATGGCGTTCTAGTTATCAGCGCAAGTGCGCTCAAAGAAGTCTCACTGGTTACAGATCCAGCCATCGCGAGCGCGAAGGTTGCAGTCGCAGCTAGTGAGCAAGAAGATTCTGAATCCGTCGTGGAAACAGAAGAACAAACTACCGAAGGAGAAAACGAAGTGGAAACAACTCCAACCGTCACAGAAGCACCAGCCGAAACGGTTGAGGCTTCCAAAGTCGTACAGGCCGAGGCAGCTCGTCCGCTCTATTTCACGTCACCACGTTCACCAATTATTTCTGGTGGATCATATTTAGAACACTCAATCAAGGCAACACTTGGAAACGAAGATTCTCGTCAATACATCAAGGCAGCCGATGACTCGTTTACAACAAATCCAGCATTTTCGCCGGTTTCTTATGTTCGCGACGTAGCGACAAACACAAACGCAATGCGTCCAGTAATTGACGCATGCGGTGGAACACGTCCATTAAGTACCTATGGAATGACAGTGTCAATTCCTAAAATCACTGCGAATTCAACTGCTGCAACAGTGGCAGAAGGCGGAGATCCAACAGGAACTACAGCGATTACTAGCGCGTATGTGAACGCAACTGTAATCAAGAAGGCCGGATTTCAGCGTTACAGCGTCGAGCTTCTTGACAGATCAGATCCAAGTTTTTATGAAATTATGCTCACAAATCTTCGCGATGCTTACGCTCAAGCAACTGATGCTTATGTAATCGCTCAGATCACTGCCGGCGGAACACAGGCAACTGCAACTGCCGCGGATTCAGCCGGATTGATTTCATTCGTATCAACGGAATCACCAGCCGTCTACAGTGCAACAAAGCGCACTGCAACATCATTTGTTTCAGGAACTTCCATCTGGGCGACTTTGCTCGGCGCAACTGATACAACTGGACGTCCAATCTACAACGCCCAGCCAACTACAATGAATGCCGGCGGAACTGCAAATCCAACAAGTATCCGTGGAAACGTACTCGGCCTTGATTATTATGTCGATGCCAACATGGTCAATACTTCAATCGATGAATCAGCATTTATCATCGAGCCACGTTCAATCGAAATCTTTGAATCTCCAGCTCTAACATTGGCAACAAACGTGCCAACGACAGGCGAGATTGAGATCATGCTCTACGGTTACATCGCAGCTCAAGCCGTCTTTGCAGGTGGCCTACGTCGCTTCAATCTAACCTGATCCACTTAATCATGGGTCAGGTGCGCTCCCGTATCTGACCCAGCAGCTCACGAAAGGACACAGAGATGCCAGCAATCATTACAGTCGCAAGTCTGCGGCAGGTTCTTGGCGTCTCTGTGTCTCTTTATTCTGATGCCTATCTTGAAGGAATTATCGATTCTGCTGAACAGGTAATTCTGCCGCTATTGACTGCCAATCAAAATTCAGTCGCCGCCGTTTATCTTCAAAACAATGTCGCCTATTACATCACTCAGAAGCCGAATACATTCGTCGCTGGTCAAAGTGTTGTGATTACAGGTTGCGTTCCAAATACATTCAACGGAACAAAGACAGTCACATCAAATTACTATGATCCATTTCCTTACTTACCTTTCGCTTATCCGGCTCCTTATTTCTATTTCACATGCGCAGTCACCAACGATGACATCACATTCCGTCCGGTAATTCCTGGCGGCGTTGTTTATCTATCTGGGGCAGACGCGGCCACGCTCTACGCGAACACCGACGCAGTCGAACAGGCGGTCACCATCGTCAGCGTTGAGATATTCCAGAGCGTGGTCGCACCAGGTGGTCAAATCGAAGGCGTCGATTTTACGCCGTCACCATTTAGGATGGGGCGATCACTTCAAAATCGCGTCATTGGCCTTTTAGGTAATTACATCGACGTTTCAACAATGGCCATGTGATGCCTACACCAACATCAATCGCTATCAACGTCAGAGGCACTCTTGCCACTGCTCTCTCTGGTGTTGTCGCTTCAGTTTATTCATCGCCTCCAGAGGCAGTCATTCCTCCAGCTTGCGTGATTGTTCCGGATTCGCCCTATTTAGAAACGACAACAATCGGCAAATCGCAGGTACGCGTGAAGATTAACTTTGTGGTCACTGCGGCCGTTGCTTACAACAACACGGCCGGAGCACTCGATAATCTTGAGCAGCTTATTATCAGCATCATCTCAGCGATGCCAGCAGGTTACGAAGTCGGAGACGTTCAACGTCCGACAATCCAATCGGTGGGCGCATCGAATCTACTAGTGGCGGATCTCGCGGTCAGCACTTACTACACACAACAGACAATCTAAGGAGATAGACAAATGCCAACAACTATCGTCACGGCGAGAGACCTCATTCTGACAATCGCAACCGTGAATTATGACGCACAAACAACGGCCGCTACTTTAGTGAACGCGCCGGTTATTACGACGTACCAGACCCTCGATGGAAAAGCTTACAAACACATCGATGATCAATGGACGCTCAACCTTGAGCTTCTTGCAGACTGGGGCGTTGCTTCATCACTCTTTGAAGCGATGTGGACTGCTGCTGATTCTGCTCCAAACACAACTTTGGCCGTGTCATTCACTGCCAGTACCGGCGCAGTTTTTACTTGTAACGTCTTTCCAGTATTTCCATCCGTTGGCGGCACTGCTCCAGAAGCACAGACAGATTCTTGGGCAATGCTAGTCGATGGCAAGCCAACAGAAACATTCAGTTAATCAATAGAAACGGGAGCACAGAATGAGACTACCAATCACAATCGAATACACGTCTGGCGAATTCGGCACTTACACTGCTCAGCCGCCGGAGTGGGCTAAGTGGGAACAAAAGACAGGCAGCACGATTTCGCAAGCGCAGGAGAAGATTGGAATCTCTGATCTTCTCTTCCTTGCGTGGCATGCAATGAAACGTGAAGCCGGTGGCAAGCCAATCAAGGGCTATGAAGTCTGGTGCGAAACAGTGGCCGATGTGACAGTCGGTGACGTTCTCCCAAAAGTTACGCCGCCGGAAGCGTAAATCGGATCCTTGTCGAGCTGGCAATAGCCACAGGCATTCCGATGAGCGAATGGACGACGGCGGAGCAGATCTATACGGCTTTCGAGATATTGGAGAAACAGAGTGAGCGACAACGTTGAAATTGCCTATGACAAGGCAGATCTTCGTCGCATTACTTCGGCATTCAAGGCTATGGATTCTGCAGCTACGGATGCAGCCAAAAGAGAATCCTCAGCTCTAGCAGAGTTCGCTCAAGGCAAGATTCAGCAGAAAGCCGTCACTAGGGGCAAGGCAGCCGACAGGATTGCCAGTGGCTCCCGTGTCTCTAAATCTTCCAAGATTGGTGAACTCTCGTTTGGCTTCGTAAGTCAAAAGTTCTCAGGCGGAGCAACGACGAAGGATCTGTGGGGCGGCACAGAATTCGGATCTAACAAGTTTAAACAATTCCCAGTCTGGTCAGGCACTACTGGACGCGGCTCAACCGGCTGGTTTATTTATCCGACACTCCGCGCAATCCAGCCAGAGATCATTGATAAGTGGGAAAATGCATTTAACCGAATCTTGAAGGAGTGGTAAATGGCCGGACAATCCCGCACACTCAAACTCTCGATTCTCGCTGATGTAGATCAACTCAAGAAGTCGCTGGCTCAAGCCAACGGAGACGTAGATAATTCTTCTTCCAAGATGGGCGAGTTTAGCAAGAAGGCTGGCATGGCATTTGCAGCCGCTGGAGCTGCTGCTGGAGCCTACGCCGTCAAGCTTGCAGTCGATGGTGTCAAAGCAGCGATTGAAGATGAAGCCGCACAAATCCGACTTGCCACTGCTCTAAAGAATGCCACTGGTGCAACGAATGAAATGATTGCATCGGTTGAAAAGCAGATTCTTAAGACATCTCTGGCTACTGGTGTGGCAGACGATAAACTTCGTCCGGCGTTATCTCGCTTGGCTCTTTCGACTGGTGACGTTACAAAAGCTCAGGATCTTCTTACTCTTGCCTTAGATATTTCTCAATCAACGGGCAAAGGGCTCGATGCGGTCGCCAATAGTCTCGGTCGGGCATACGATGGAAATACTGCATCTCTTGGCAAGCTAGGCATCGGATTATCCGCAGCTGAATTGAAGGCGATGTCATTCACAGAAGTTCAGACAAAGCTTTCAGATCTCTTTGGCGGTGCGGCAGCAGCTAACGCAGATACATTTGCAGGACGACTTGAAATTCTAAAAGTTACACTTGATGAAGCCAAAGAAACAGTCGGCGCACAACTTCTGCCAATTATTCAGCGACTAGTCGAGTTCGTCGTAAATGAGGTCGTTCCGGCACTTGGAAAGTTTGCTGACTTCTTTAAGCCAATTACAGACGCCATTGATAACAACAAAGAAGCCTTTACAGAGTTTATCGGATTTATTCAAAAGTACGTCGTGCCAGTTCTGGTCACAGTGTTAGGCGGAGCTTTTAAGGTAGTCGGCGAGATTGCTGGCGGAGTTATCAATGTCATCGGTGCGGTCATAAAAGGCTTGAACGGATTGATTGCTGGAGCCGTTGCTGGAATCAATGCTCTGATTCGTGTCTATAACTCAATTCCATTCTTGCCTAACGTCTCACAGATCTCAGCTCCGCAAGTCAGCGTTCCAACAGTCACAATTCCAAAGACAACAACTTCAACACCTAGCATTCCTACAATCTCGGTTCCCAGTGTGTCGGCATCGACAGGAACAGGATCCACGACAACTTCCGGCGGTGGCGTGACTTCTGCCGTTTCAGGCGCGGCTCGTGTCGGTGGAGGCTTTACGGACTCACAGAATGCGGCGCGTCTAGCTGCTATGGGAGCTGGAGGATTTACAGATTCTCAGAACGCTGCCCGAATCAACGTGACAGTCAATGGCGCAATCGATGCCGAAGGCACTGCTCGCACAATCGTGAACGTGCTCAATGATTCCTTCTATCGTGGCACTGGCGGAGCCGGCGCACTTCAGGCCGTCTAATGACACAGTGGGCTCCAGAGTGGAAAGTCTTAATTGCAGGCATTGAATACACTGACGTCGTTCTAGCCAATCTTTCCATTACATCAGGGCGCACGAATATCTACACACAGGCTCAAGCCGGCTATTGCACTCTCAATCTAATCAATCTTAATCTTGGCGCTATCACTGCCGAAATCAATGACGCAGTCTCGATTCAGGTCAAAGACACGGCCGGAGCTTACGTGCCAATCTTTGGCGGATCTATTGTGGATGTTGCCGTGACAGTGTCGCAGACCGGCTCAGTATCAATTACTCAGGAAGTCACTATCACGGCTCTAGGAGCCCTCTCAAGGCTTCAGAAGGCCTTAACTCTGGGCGTCTTACAAAAGGATTTCGACGGCGACCAGATCTATACAATCCTTCAGGATTTACTGCTTAATAACTGGGGCGAGGTTCCAGCAGCTCTGACATGGGCGACTTATACGCCAGCCACGGATACTTGGGCAGATGCAGAAAATACAGGGCTCGGAGATATAGATCGTCCAGGCAATTACGAATTAGCAGCTCGCGGATCTAATCAGACAGTCACTTGGAATCTGGTGGCAGACCTTGCCACTTCGGGTCTTGGTTATATCTACGAAGATGCCGAAGGCCAAATCTCTTATGCCGATTCGACTCATCGCTCGACTTATCTGGCCACGAATGGCTACACGGATCTTGATGCCAATCAAGCTCTAGCGCGTGGAATTAAGATACAGACTAAGGCCGGAGATATTCGCAACGACGTTGCTATCGTCTGGAAGTCTGGTATTGAGGAGGCAACCGACGCAGCTTCTATTGCACTCTATGGCAAGCTGGCACAACAGATCACAACATCTTTAGAACACGCAGCCGATGCCGAAGATCAAGCTAATTTCTATCTGACTCTCAGAGCCCAGCCACAGGCATTCCTAGAATCCATAACCTTTGCCCTGACCAATCCGGAGCTTGATAATGCTGATCGTGATGCTCTGATTAATGTCTTTATGGGTCAGCCAATCTCACTGGCCAATCTGCCGGCCAATATGCAATCGGGCAATTTCTTAGGATTCGTCGAAGGCTGGCGATTCCAAGCCTCTTTTAACGAATTGGCCATTACTTTACTGGTCTCGCCACTGCCGTTCTCACTTCAGGCGATGGCGTGGCAAGATGTGAGTGTCGCTGAAACCTTCAGCTCACTAAGCCCTACACTCGACTACGCGGACGCGTTAGTCGTCAATTAAGGAGAAACGATGGCAAATCCAACTACCTACTTCGGCTGGGTCATGCCGACGAGCAGTTCGCTCGTTACGAATCTCCCAGCCGATTTTAATACATTCGGACAAGGCGTTGATACGTCGCTGCAAGATTTACTTGGTGGCACAACTGGTCAAGTCTTATCAAAGACATCAAATACCAATATGGACTTCACCTGGGTCACTCCAACAGATCAGACACCTTTAACAACTAAAGGCGATTTATTCACTTTCACAACAGTGGACGCACGTCTAGGCGTTGGTACAAACGGCCAAGTATTGCAGGCCGATAGTACCGCTGCAACAGGTTTGAAATGGGCTACGCCTGCTGGCGGTGGAAAAGTCTTGCAAGTCGTAGTTTCTGCAAATGCTACTTCTTTCCAATCCATAAAAACGGCAAGTGCCACAGATGTTACAGGTATGTCGGTCAGTATCACGCCTAGTTCAGCAACTAGTAAAATTTTAATTATTGGTATGTTAAATGGAATCAACAATCAATCAACAGGTACAAATGCTCAACTAGTTGATTTGGATTTAGTTAATGCTTCCAATACTTTAATTTTTAGGACAAATTCTGGGCAATGTTTACCTTATGCTTATCCACAAATGAATGTCCCATTTACATATCTACATAGTCCTGCTTCAACATCAGCATTGACATATAAATTACGAGTGACAAATGATACGAGTGTATATGGGATTTATACGAATAATGGTAATTCACCTCAAACAAGTTCAATGGTTGCAATGGAAATAGGTGCATAATGGCAAAATTAGCAGAAGCGATAAATCTCTACAATCCAAACGCACAATGGACACTTTTAGGTGACGATTATGAAACTTTGGATTGGCATAGTGTAGATATTGCAAAACCCACAAAAGCAGAGTTAGAAGATTTATTGTTAGAAGTGGAAGCAGTTAAAGCCCAACAAGAGGCAGATAAAGCAACAGCCAAAGCATCAGCAGAGGCTAAACTGGCTACACTGGGCTTGACTGCTGATGACTTAAAGGCACTTGGGATATAAGTGGAACACTTGACTAAGATTTATCCGGAAGGCACTGCTGCACGGATCATCGAAGTCGCACTAGCTGAAGTCGGCACAGTCGAGACTGGCGAGAATCTGACAAAGTACGGCAAGTTCACAAAGGCCGACGGATTGCCCTGGTGCGGATCATTCTGCAACTGGGTCTTTCACACTGCCGGCGTCAAGATTCCATCTATGGTTTCAACGGCTGCTGGGGCTCATAAGATGAAAGAGCTTGGACGCTGGATTGAGGATAAGCCGCAGCTAGGCGATCTCTGCTTTATGGACTTTCCACACGATGGCATTGATCGCATCAGTCACATCGGAATCGTCGTCAAGGTTGGCACAACAAGCGTTCTCTGCATTGAGGGCAACACCTCCGGAGATGGAGATCAACGCAACGGCGGAATGGTTATGGTAAAGCGTCGCTATATTGGCAAAGAGATTGTTGGTTTCGCTAGGCCGAAGCTCGTAACCTATACAGGAGAATATCCAGTGGTCGAGCCACTTCCACAGGCGAAGCCGAAAAAGGAGAAGAAGAAATGACACAATTTAAGGCACTCGCGGCATCATGGGCTAGATCATCAGTGGCCGGAATGTTAGCCGTCTATATGACAGGCAATACGAATCCAAAGGATTTAGCGATGGGGCTTATCGCTGGTCTTGTTCCAATGTTGGCACGCTGGGCTAATCCGAACGACATTTCTTTCGGTCGCCAGAAGTGAGCGTGGGCGAATGGACGGCGGTCGGTGGGCTTGTCCTTGCTCTGCTGACTGCCATCTATTCGTCAATGCGATTCATGGTGAAGTCGATCATGCGGGAGTTTCAACCGAATGGTGGCAACAGTCTCAAGGATCAGGTGTCTCGAATTGAAGCACGTTTAGATCAATTACTGCTGGAGATTGCTCTCAAGAAATAGACACGCCGACGTCAATCTTGAAATTGTCGGACATAGATGTCACTCTGTATCTGGGAGCATTCGACAAGGCTCCCACGGGAGCAAAAAATGACATCAGGTGAAATCGGTTTATTCTTGTTTATGTGTCTGGCCTGTATTTTATGGTCGATTG